CCGAAGCCGCACTTCGTAGCACTCCTGCTCCTCGCACTTCTCCCGATGGCCTGCACTACGGCGCAGGTGGGGCTCCTGATGAAAGGCCCGGCGGGCGTCGACCAGGACGTCGTGGAGAGCCTCGTGTGCCGCGGCCAGGAAGAAGAGGCGCGGCGATATATCGAACTCAGGGGCGGGTCGCTTGCGGACAGGACGGAGCGCATCGAGCGGGCACGTAAGGCCGTGACCGGGAGACCGGGCTGCGCGGCGGGAGGTAGTAAATGATCATGCTCATGAGGTGCATGACCTCAAACCGTGTTGAGTTTCGTCCGGTGCCGGCCGACCAACCTAAGTCACAGAGGTCTCAAAGGTCAGGGCTCCGCCACTTCGGGATGCACTACGAGTTCTCGGCAGTCTGTGACTATCCCGTAGAGACGGAGCTTGCCGTCGGGAAGGATTACGTTTTCGCTCTGGTCCTGCGTCCAGTAGATGTCTCAGGGGCTACCGGAGGAGGTGGCAAGTGAGCTGGTTCGACAAGAAGGGATGTTCCCTGGCGGCCCTGTGGGTCGCGGGCGGGGTGTTGATTCTCGGCATCGGCGTGATGGTCGCTTGCTTGGACTTTTTCAAGATCGACGTCGCTGGGCCGACGCAGAGCCAGCATCAGGGTCCAGAGGCTTCTCCAGCGCCCTCTCCCGTCCCTCCGAACTGCGAGGTCTTAAATGTTTCGGTGACGAAGATCGGTGGCGGAGACGTGGTGCCACTGAACGCGGACGTCACCCTCGACGCGACGCCGAGAGGCGCATCTGGACCCATCACTCAGCCGCCGTGTGCGCTTCAGCCCGTCTCGTGGGACCTCGCGGGAACGGCCACATGCTCTTTGTCCAACACGGGCTCGTATAATCCGGTGATCCGCTGCTCCGGCGCGGGCACGATCACCGCGACGGTCAACGTGGGCGGCCACCAGGGAACAGCCACGTTCAGGGTCCAATGATCCCAGATGGCCCGTCGGCCGACTCGTTGCTGGACGTTTGCTGCCGAATCTACTCGGCGGTGGCCGGGCTGCCTTCCTTCTCGACCATCAACCCGGAGGACTACGACAAAAAGGCAATCGAGGTCATGAAACACGCGCTCGCGTTGGTCGACCAAGTCAATGTTTGGGATGAGGATCCCGTAGGTTGGGAAGCCCAAAACGCGATGCAAAAGGAGGGTCCAGATGGCGGACAAGGTTGAGACCAAACCATCTCCCGGAGACGAGTACCCGAAGTTGTGGTTCCATCCGAAGGACGGTAAGGCGATCATCCACGAGGAGACGGGCTGCCTTCTCCAGCCGGGCGTGAACCACATCCCCGCCCAGGAAGTCTACGACAAGATCGTCAGGAGCAAGCTGCCCAGCGTCTTCACCGAACCTCAGGACGACAAGAAGGGCAAGAAGAAGTAGGCCACCTGTGCGCTCAAGCCTTCTCGTTTGCGCTCTCTGCCTTGCAGCCCCGCTCGTTGCCGGCCAGGAGCCTCCAGCAACGGTGTCAGGGACCGTCGGCGCCGGCGTGAGCCTCAGCGACGAGTCCGGGAGCTGGCCCAGCGTGAGGATCGTCTCGGACTCACCGATCTACGCCGGCACTTCCGCGCTCGGCCGTTTGCGCGCGTCGCTGTCGCTGTCTGCGCTTCCGGGCGAGGCGGCGTTCAACCTGGCGCAGCTATCGACCTACAAGAGTGCGGAGGTGAGCCTGGAGGCTCAGCGGCGGATCGGTTCAGGCCAGGCGGGACACTCGACGAGCGTCTTCGCGCGATACGCCTTCGCGACCCGGCTGCTTCCGACTGATCCGGCGCCGCGGGATAGGTTCGCCCGCTGGTGGGGCGCCGGGATCAGGGCTGACTACCGCGACGCTGCGGGTCACGTGGCGCGGTCTCTCGGCGTCATGTTCGGGCGGAGCGAGGTCGCGAGCCCCGACGCGTTCGGCGGAGGGCAACTCGTCTTCGACGGCTCGGTCGAACTCGCCGAGTTCGCCGGGGCCAAGGGGGTCGTCAGGATCGAGGCGGACGCGCACCTCAACGTCGGGCGAGGTGCTACTCTCGCGGGTCAGACGCGCCGCGACGTGATGCGCGTCTGGGTCGCGGTGGGCCTATGAGATCGAGGATACCCATTAAAACGGTGTCGGGCTGGGGCGGGAGTAAGCGCTTATTCCCGCTCCAGTGGTTTCGACTGTGAAGAGGTCCCAGCATGCCAAGCGAGCCTGACCCAAACGAGCCGGTGTTCATCCCGGACGATGGCGACGGCGGCGATTGGCCATAGGAGGAGGAAGCATGGCGATTGATTTCGAGAGCGTTCCCGAGGTCCTCGAGTTCGCGGGGCATGTCGAGGCCGAGGTCGAGAAGCGCCTCCTGGCGCTCCAGCAGGCGAGGCGCGGCGTCAGGGAGCTGTCGTCCAGGCTAAAGGCTTTCACGCACCGTCTGGACTCGGCGGAGCGTCACGAGGGGGAGGTGCTTTACGAGCGGCCGTCGCGCGAGGAGACGCTGGGGTCGAAGGGCGAAGGCCAGGACCGGCACAGGTAGCTGCCCGCAGGTGGAGAACCTAAGAGTCGCGACTGCTGGCCTCGAGATGATCCTGCGGAATTGGCTCAAAGGCGATGACCCTTCTATTGCGGCGCTCCACCAGTCCCTTCGGAAGGCTTGGGAGGAGTTGGTCGGTCCTGCCGAAGCCGACATGGAACTTGCAGAGGCGGATCGCCTTTCCAAGGGTCTCAAAGAGAGGTCGCGCCAGCTTAGGCAGAGGGGGATCAGCGAAGCCGGAAGGGAGAGTTGATCTTTGACAGAGCATGAGTTATGTGGCGATTTCACAGCCGGGGCGACGGCGGCCCCGATCGCACGGGACCGGCTCGAGCAGTTCTTCAAGTACGCGCACCTGCCGCCGAATCTTCAGGCGGTGTCGAAGCCCTTCTGCGAGCTGGCAGCACACATCGTGGACACGCTTCCGAAGAACCCCGAGCGGACCGTGGCGCTGCGGAAGCTCCTCGAAGCGAAGGACTGTGCCGTGCGGGCCCTGATCGAGGGCTGACGATGGGCCTCTCGGATTGGGTTCGCGATCACGTGCTCGGGCAGAAGGCGAAGGAGATTAGCGAGGGAAAGGACGGTCCCGTGATCGAGAAGATCTACTGGTGGCTCGCCGGCAAAAAAACTGCGACGGGCGCCGCGCTCGAGGTGGCGCTGCTCGGATTGCACCGGCTCGGGCTAGGCACCCCTTACGACGACAACGTCCTTCTCGCCGCGCACCTGCTGATGGTGGTCGGCCTCCTCGATAAGGCTTGGCGCTCGGACCCAGTGCAGATACCCGAGGCGTGGAAGGACCTGTACGCGTCTGCCGTGAAGATCGCGCCCGCGACCGGGTTGCTCGTGGGCCTCGGCCTTAGCTGGCTGCAAGACCACTATTGCCCGGGCGGAACTTGTCCCGGCTGGGAGACATGGATCGAGAAGGCCGCGTGGGCGGCGTCCGCGCTCGGCCTAGTCGGGAACCTGAATGCAAGGAAAGGCCCGGCGCGTTGAAGTGTTCTCCGGGAAGCCGCCGGACCAGGATGCTGATCCCGACGACGACATCCCAGGAGAGACGGTCGAGATTGATCGAGCCAAGAGTAGGTGGGACTATCGGGATCACAGTGCGGCGTTGTCGCCCTGCCACGCCGCGTGGCGCAACGCGGTGTACCGCGCCCTGCTTCAGGCGGCCCTCGAGGCGGGTGAGCGCCGCAGGGTCATCCTGCCTGTCAGGATGCGCGGCGGCATCGTCCGATACGCGGTCTTCCGCTTCGAGGTGCGGGTCGTGAAGGGCGCCCGCTGCAGGATCCTGGTAGACTCTCTGACGGGCTGGGTCTACGGCGGAAGGGAGATCGGGGTGGAGGTCGCGCGGTGAGCATCGTCCTCGCTAGCTTCTCGACTCCGCCTGGCCCGCAGGCGGGATACGTCTTCCCTCTGGCGCTTCATGTTCCCCTTGAGCGTGTCGTCGCGTGCGTCTTCCAATTGAGCGTTCCAGCGTCGGTCGGGAACCCGACGGACACCCTCGATGCTTACCTGCAGGCGAACCTCGATGACGACCTGCCCGACAACCAGAAGACTTGGGACGACTTCGCGCACTTCGCTCAGGTGAAGGTGTCGGACCCGTCGACTCAGCCGACTCCGAAGATCCAGGTCGCGAACCTCTCGCTGATCGACGTCCCTTCGGCGCTCCACAACCTTAGGGACGCCGGTCTGGCTGCGGGACAGGCAGTTCAAGGGCGTCCAGGTCAGAACTGGCGGCTCAAGTGCGTCACTGCCGGGGCGCTGACGGTGACGTTCGGGGTCGTGCTGCGGTGGGCTTACTCGGTGCTGTAGTGCCGAACCGCATCAATCCAAACGCGACCAACGCTATCCCTTGGGAGTCGGATCTTCCGATCGTGAACCCTAACACTGCCATCTCTGGGACGGTGTTCAGGACCGTCCGGGTTGCGACGAACACGAACCCGGTCGACGAAGGCGCGGCGGTGCTCTATGAGTCGACGGATCACGATAGAACGGCAGGCTTCGGCCCGGCGTCTGGCGCGACCAGGCATCTAGTCCGCCGCCTCAGGCGAGACTTCGTGGTGCGCTTCAGGTACGACGAAGCTCGCAACGAGCGCGTGTTCATGGTGATGCTGGCCGGCCACGACACGAGGCTGGTCCGGATCCCCGATCGGGCCTTGATTGATCTTGAGGACTCGGCTGCGAGCCGGTACTGCTTGGAGCGCATCGAGGAGTGCGCTCGCACGATGATCGGCCAGGAGGTCGGCCCGGTGGACCTGGGCAGGGAGGAGGAAGCGCTGCGGCAGCGCGAGGAAGACGAGGCAGCCCGGGAGTCCATGAGATACAGCCTGAACTCGGGCAGGCCGATCATCCGCGTTCCGGTGGACAGGGAGCAGGAACTACGATTGCAGATGCAAGAGCTTCAGCAAATGCTCGCCGAGCAGCCTGCGATGTCGATGCCGTCCTTGATCATCCAAGGACCTGCAAACGTGGACAAGCCCAAGGACGGTGCTCGCCGTGCCGCGCCTCCTCCGCCCGAGCCAAAGGTTCCGGGCACCTCGCGCCGTGTAGTGTTCGACGAGTGAGCAGGAAAGCTCCGAGGGCGAGGAAGAGCGAGATCGTGGACGCCGAGGCTTCCTTGGAAGGAGGCGGCGCTGGGCTCGTCCCTGACCCCGAGAATGCCAACCGCGGGACCGAGCGCGGTCACGGGCTGATCGAGCAGTCGTTCGACCGTTTCGGCGCCGCGCGCTCTGCTGTGGCCGACGCCGACGGCGTGATCAGGGCCGGGAACAAGTCGTGGGAGGAGGCCCGGAGACGAGGGCTCAAGGTCAAGGTCATCAAATCAGACGGGCAGACCTACTACGTGATCCAGCGGACCGACTTGAAGGGGGCCCTCGCGAAGGAGTACGGGATCGCCGACAACAGAACCGCGTTCGTGGACTACGACATGGACCCGGAGGTCATCCGCCGCATGCGAGAGGAAGGCGTCCAGCTCGAGCGGTTCTTCCTCGACGACGAGCTCGCCAAGCTTCTGGGCGACAAGCAGGCACCGGGGCAGTTCAAGAAGCCGGAGGTGGATGCTGACGCTGAGCACACCTGCCCCAAGTGCGGGTACCGCTTCTAAGCTTCTGGCCGGACCGGGATCAAAACGTGAGCCGCCAGGTCAGCGGAGGGTGCGGTGTGGTCCTGGGATTCGCCCAGGTGCCGGAGGGAGACCATTCGATACGTCACTTGGGTCGTCCTTCTCGCCGGCAAGCTCTACCGTACCGCACTCTCCTCGGACCCGGTGTCCAAGGGCAAGGAGGATGACGGCATGCCCTTCCTTTGCCGTGGGTGATCTCCTTCTCACCGGTTGCCCGGGCTGATACTCTTCACGGGGTCAGCCCCGCCGGGTCCTTTGAAGTGAGGAGGATTCATGGAAGAGAAGGAGGCGGACGCGTTCATCTCTCGGCTTTGGGATTTTGTAGGGCGCGGCCAGCGAGCGCAAAAGGCGGTGGACGAGACCATCGCTGTACTTGCGCCAGAGACCAAGCCGATAGAAGCACCACAAGCGAAGCCCAGGATGTTGAAACGTAAGGTGAAAGAGAGCCGACGATGCCGACTAAACTGACCAAGAAAGAGCAGAGACAGTACGACGAGGTCATCGACCTGGCCCGAGCTTTCGCTGTGAAATACGAGCGACGGTGGGTCATCCTTTCGCGGAATCGTTCTAGGAGAACACTGCGCCTGCGCCTTTTTGGACGTGAGTTTTGTCCGATCACTGCTGCCTGTGCGATGAGGTGCGACAACTTCTACAACATCGCCGCCTTGCGAGCTGCAGCGTCGGATCTACAACTCAACGAAAGGGTCTGGGGTCGGATCGCACGCAGGGCCGACGACGGCGATCTCAAGCTCAAGCAGTTGCTAAACCAAAGGAGGCACACCTATAGGAAACTGAAACGCGCAAAAGCGAACTAAAGAGATTGGCACTGTTGGTGCCCGGCTCGGGGAACAAGGACCTCGGGCCGGGCTTTTTGGGAAGGAGGGTGGATATGGCAATGCCGAAAGCCGCCTACGTGGTCGAGCTCCAGATCCCGATTCCGATGACCCCGTGGCCTAAGATCACGCTCGGTGTTCCTATGTCGGAAGAGTGCTGGACGCAGATGATGGCTGTGCTGAACGCGATGAAGCCTGGCCTTATGACTTCTTGGCCGCACTTCGACTGCGAGTAAAAGGGGCGGCATAGCATGACCAACAAAGAAGGCGCGGGAGCGAGCTCCAAGAAAGCCGGGAAGCCGCGCGCGGCCGGGTCAAGAGGCTCTGGCATAGCGGCCTACCACGAGTACCGGAAGCACAGGAACATGCTGGCGCGCGCGCTTCGGGTCTACAGGCGGGTGATGAGGCTGACCGGGAAGCACCTCGACGCGCCGCGGGAGGCGGTCCGCTGCGCAGCAAGCCACGGTCTGGAGACAGCGGTGATGCAGGAGCTCGAGAAGCGGAAGGCCGCCACCGGCGCCTGGGTCGAGCGCGTCCGGCTGAGGAAGCTGCGCCAGGCTCAGAAGAAGGGGATCGTCGTTGCGCAGACGTGACGTCGATCCTCCGGTCGGGAGAAGGGGCGGCCCGAAGAAACAGGCGCGGAAGTCGTTCAAGAAGCTCAAGCGGCGCCGCGAGGTCTCGCGCCTCTACTCGGAAGAGGTCCCTCAAAACGAGATCGCCAAGCAGCTCGGCGTGAACCAGTCGACGATCTCCAGGGACCTCAAATTCGAGGCCAACGTATTGCGGGCTCAGTCCGCCGAGTTCCTCCGAGCTCTGCGGGACAAGCAGCTCCGCGAGCTCGAATGGGCGGCTGCGGAGAACAAGGCCGCCTGGATGAAGTCCAAGGACGACTTCACCAGGTCGAAGCAGTCGTCCAAGATCGACAACGATGGGAAGAGGATGGGGCCGGTGGAGGCCGAGATGGTTCGGGAAGGCCAGACTGGGGATCCCCGCCACATGGCGAACTTCCTCGCGTCCCTGAAGGCGATCGCGGACCTGACCGGGCTCCACGTCCAGGCGGGCCCAGAGGTGCCGATCGAGCCAGGGGACACGCTCATTGTTAGAATGCGGCATGGTCGTCCCCTCGAACTCCCAAGCGCGCCCCAATAGCACCCGGGAAGTACATTACCCTTGGCCGCTCCTCCACCCGGAGGACGTGCGCTCGTACCTCTGGACGGCCTTCGGGGTCGTGATCCCTCACCGGAGGTCGCGGCACCCCGACTGCGCGAACCACGTCCCTCCCTGGACGGCGTTCTGGGACGCGTACTCCGCCAAGGACCCGGTCGCGGTCTGGTGGGGAAGCCGCGGCCTCGCTGGTAAATCGTTTACTCTCGCGGCCCTGTCTCTCGCCGAGGCTATCGGCCTGGGCGCGGACGTGTCTATCGTGGCTGGCTCGGGAGCCCAGGCGCTGGCTGTCCACGAGTATTCGGCTGCTCACTGGAGTTCGGAGAGCGCGCCGCGCGAGCTGCTGATCGACGATCCAACGATGCACCTGACGCGCTTGAGGAACGGGGCGAAGATAAGGGCGCTCCTCGCCTCCGAGCGACAGGTCAGGCACGGTCACCCTCAGCGCCTCCGCGTCGACGAGGCGGACGAGATGAAGCTGTCCCTCCTTGATTCAGCGCTTGGCCAGCCGCAGGAGTCAGCGTCGAAACCCCACGCGCGGCAGCAGGTCGTGATCTCGTCGACGTGGCAGCACGCGGACGGGACCATGAGCGAGGTCATGGGGCGGGCTCAGGAGAAAGGCTGGCCTATCTACCAGTGGTGTTACCGAGAGACCCTCGCGCCGGCGCCTGGCTGGCTCTTGCCGTCGAACGTGGCGGCGAAGAGGGCCACGATGACGACGCTTGGCTTCCGCACCGAGGTCGAGCTGCAGGAGCCTTCGAGCGAGGACCGAGCCATCGACGCCCTGGCCGTCGAGAGGATGTTCAAGCGGTCCTTCCCTGAGAGCCCTCGGGTTCGGTATGAGTTCAAGGGGGCGCCCGGCGAGGTGATCGAGCCGTGGCTCATGCTGGGGAGCGAGCAGCGGTTCGCTCACGGTGCCGACTGGGCGATCAAGAGAGACTGGACGGTCATCGTCACGCTGCGGATCGACGTGAGACCCTGGCGTGTTGTTTCGTTCGTGAGGCTCGGCAGGATCCCTTTCACCGAGATGGTGAAGCGCTTCTGTGAGCGAATCAAGAAGTTCAAGGGCCCTGCGCGGTACGACGCGACGGGCATGGACACGACTGAGGGCCTCCTCACCGAGCCTGCCGAGGGCGTGGTCTTCACGGGCGCTGCGAGGACGCAGGTCTTGAACGACTACATCGTTGCAGTCGAGAACGGGGAGATCGAGTGCCCCGAGATTGCCTGGATGCACCGGGAGCACAAGTGCAACCGGGAGGCGTTGTGGGGCCACGGGCACGCGCCCGACTCGGTCGTGGCGATGGCGCTGGCGTACCGCGCGGCCAAGAGTTCGGTCATCAGCGCGGCTACGCCCGAGACGGTGACCATCGGGAGGGCGCTCTACCGGCCCAACTGGGGCGCTTGATCTTACTATTTGGGTAACATATTCTTGAGCAGGAAGAGGCCTTAGATGGTGACCGTTTGCGTTCCACGAGACTTGTTGGCTGTAGATCCTTTTCCCATAAGGCTCATCCAGAACGGGTACAAACTTCGCTTTTTCCCCACCCAGAGACAAGAAGCGCGTCTTTTGCAAGAATCAGATCGCGCACGGTTCGTGTGGAACTATATGTTGGCGGAGATCGCCGCTGGGCGCCGCAGCCAAGAGGAATTCAAAGACGTGTCACGGCTTCTCAAAGGTATAAGGCTAACCCCGGAGATCGCTTGGATCCTTGAGGGAGAACCGACGGTTCAGAGGGAACGGCTAAAGGATCTAGGGAAAGCTTATGGTCTGAAAAAAAGAGGGCTCGCCAATGTGCCGAAGTTTCAGCAGAGCCGATCTGGATTCACTGTTCGTTATGCTGTGAAAGACGGCGGGCGCTTCGTCCCTGGGAAGTCTTTGGTGCTACCATGTCTGGGCGAACTCAAAATATGTTGGACTAGGAGACCCATCGAATCACCACGCTTTGTGACTGTGAGCTTAGAGAGTTGCGGACGGTATTTCGTGAGCTTCACAGTCGTTGAGGGAATCCGCATTTGGCCCAAGGGTGCTGCAACCAAACACATCGGGATTGACTTTGGGACTTCTACGCTGATGACGATAGCAGAGGCAACAGAAGATCGAATTAAGCCGATGGTGAAGGTCCCCAACCCTAATTTTACCGTGTTCGCCGCTAGCAGGATCAAGACGCTCCAAAAAGCCTTGTCGATACAGAAACCTGGGTCGTCAGAATGGCAAGCGGCAAACCGTGAACTGTCTTTGGCCTATGCTAAAATACGGAACCGGCGTGAGGCCTTCCAGCAATCATTGAGTACTGCAATGGTTTGGGGGTCGTGCTTAGTGGCAATAGAAACTCTTGACATCCAAAACGGTATGATGAACAAGGAAAAGAACCAGCGCGAGCACCGCATTAACCGTTCGAGCGCCTTCGCGGATGCAAGTATCAGCGCGTTTTCCCGAAAGCTGAGCTACAAGGCCAAGCGGCATCGAAGGACTTTCGTAGAAGTTTCATCTCGTTCTGGGAGCACAAGGACCTGTTTTTATTGTGGGTACAACCTCGGATCGATTCCGTGCAGAATAAGAAAGCTCATGTGTCCAGGCTGCAAGAGGAAGCTGGACCGGGACTGGAATGCAGCAAAAAACATCGTGTGGAAAGGAATGCTACAACACCACAAGAGAGTTCGACCGGCTGTAAAACCAACACTGAGGCTTGTCCAGAACTAAAAAGGCAGCGTGAAACTCTAATTCTCGTGGGAGCACGCGACGCCTTTTCAATGCACCTTCGGTTTGCCGAAGGTTTTAAAGTAAGACGAAGGCCCTAAGCGTTTTTAGTATTAGATAGGGTCTCCGTGCCAAGGGGCTTGCAGAAAGCAGCCGCTTGACGAGGTAACGGTCCCGGGGATAGGGTCCTAAGACGTGAGGAAGCCCCGGGACATCTGGACGGAAGGACCGCCGCCGCTGCGGCCCGAAGAAGACGAACAGCTTAACCCGGCTCTCCGACCCAAGGAGACCGAGGTGAGCGCTGTGGCGTCTCCTGCAGGCCAAGCAGGGCCCATCGCGACGCTCGTCAACCCAGCCTTCGCACCGAAGCCGAAGCAAGGACGATGAGCCGAAGGCTCGCAAGCCAGCGCATCCTGAAGCGCCACGCCGACGTCGCCAAGACGATCATCGGCGCCCACACGAGCGCAGCCGGAACCAACCTTGACCTGCCCGGCGCAGGATTCGGCCCGCAGTCCGGAATCATGGGCATGGCCGCCAACCCCTCGCCCTTCGAGGAAGTCGGGATCACCGGCCTCCGCCGCGTGAGCGGCTACGTCCAAGAAGAGTTCATCCCCGACCTTCGAGGGCCGAAAGGCATGCAGGTCTTCCGCGAGATGGCGGACAACTCCGCGATCGTAGGCGCTTGCCTCACGGCGTTCGAGATGCCGATCCGCCAAACCGACTGGAGGATCGAGCCGGGCGATTCCCCCGACGCGCAGCTTCAGGCGGACTTCATCGACGCGTGCTTCGACGACATGAGTCACACCGCGGACGACCTCATCAGCGAGGCCCTCACCATGCTGCGGTTCGGGCACGCGATGTGCGAGACGGTTTACAAGACGCGCGGTGGCGACGTCGCCGATCCGATCTACAGGAGCGCGTTCGATGACGGGCTGATCGGCCTTCGCAAGTGCAGGCTCCGGGCGCAGGAGACGCTTTTCAAGTGGGACTTCGACGACGACGGCGGCCTGCGCGGGATGTTCCAGCTCTCGCCTCCGGACTACAGGCTTCGTTTCATCCCGATGGAGAAGGCGGTACTCTTCCGCACCCGTGCTGACAAGAACAACCCTGAAGGCCGCTCGGTCATGCGCAACGCGTACTTCTCCTGGTACTTCACCAAGCGCCTGATGGAGACTGAGGCGATCGGGCTCTCGCGCGACATGACCGGTCTTCCGATCATGGAGGTTCCCGCCGAGCTTCTGCTACCGAACCCTCCCACAGAGGCCGTCGCGCAGCTCGCCGTCTGCCGCCAAATCGTCAGGGACATCAAGGTCGACGAGAACATGGGGCTGCTCGTGCCGCAGCGGTACGACGAGAAGGACCGACCCCTGTACAACCTCAAGCTGCTGGCCTCGCCCGGCACGAGGCAACACGACACGGTCGCGATCCTCACTCGGTACGCCCAGCAGATCGCCCAGTCGATGCTCGCTGACTTCCTGATGATCGGACACTCCAGCGTCGGGTCTCGCGCCCTGGCGGACCCCAAGATCCAGTTCTTCATGCTGGCAGTGAACGCCGTCCTCGACCAGATCGCGAGCCCGGTCAACCGGTACCTCATCCCGCGGCTACTGAAGCTGAATGGGTTCACCTACGCTTACCCGCCCGAATGGATCCACGGCCAGGCGAGTGCGCCGGACTACAAGCAGATGGGCGACTACATCAAGTCATTGACCGACGCCGGCGCTCCGCTCTTCCCCGACCAGGTGCTTCAGAATCACCTGCTCGACATCGCGAACCTTCCGCACCAGGAGCCGCTGCAGGTTGCCGGAGGAGGCTCGGACGTTTATGGACCGGACCCTTCAGACTTGCAGCAGCCCTCGCAACAAACAACGCCGCCGAGCCAGCAGGCAGGCCAGCAGCCTGGACAGGGCGCGCCTGCGGGAGCCGCCGGTTCCGGACCCTCGGGCCAGCCCGGGAAAGCTCCAGGCGGCCAGGCGCAGCAAACTGCGCCCAGGGGGGGCCGGATCGCTCTCCCGAGACGCCGAAGGCTGAAGCTGCCCAAGCGGCCGAAGCTGAGTAGCGCGTCGTTCACTGATGGCGCTGCCAGGAGGATCGCCGACCTCCGGAAGGTATTCGCCCGCCGGATCAGGTGACCAGGCATGCGACTCGTCTTCTCCGGAGACGACGCCGACATCGCGCTTCACATCTCTCGGGCCAGGTTCTCGAAGGCGACAGCCACGGCGGCGCAAGACCGGCTCCGTACCGAGGTCTGGAGACTTTACGGGCGCAAGATGACCGGCGCTCTCTTGCGAGCGGTGGCGCGCACCATGGACGACGCGAGCGTGACTCGACTCGCCGACGCTCTGGAAGGCCTCTCGGTTGCAGACGCGACAGACGTCTTCCGCTGGGACGTCGTCGGCGCCCCTGGCCTGCGTGACGACGTGGAGTCGATTCTCTCGGACGCGCTCGACAGCGCGGGTTCTACCGAAGCGGACAGGTGGAACGTGGACTCCGGGTTCGCGATCACCGGGTCCGACATCGTCTCCTGGCTCGGAGACGAGTCCGACGCGGTGATCAGGTTCGCCACGGACGCACAGGCCGAGGCTCTTCGGATCGGCATCAGGTCGGCGATCGACCTCCGGCTCTCTCCTCAGGAGACGGCGGTCATACTCCTGGAGAGCGACGCGGTAGGCCTCGACCCTCGGGGCGTCAACGCGATGTTCAACTTCCTGCGGCGCCAGATCGAAGCCGGGGTTCCGGCAAGCACGGCGGACCAGCGAGCCATCGAGTACGGTCAGCGCCTCGTGGCCTCCAGAGCCGAGATGATCGCCCGCACCGAGCTGTCGCGTGCCGCGACTCGCGGTCAGCTCGAGGCGTTCTCGCAGATCATGGGCGAGGGATTGGCTCCCATGACGGCCCTGAAAGAGTGGGTCGTCAACGGGGACCCGTGTCCAGAGTGCGAGGATGTCGACGGTGAGCAGGTCGGCGTGGACGAGGTCTTCTCGAACGGCGAAGACGGGCCGCCGCTTCACCCGAATTGCCAGTGCACGCTTGACCTAGTCGATGCCGCCGCGGCCTGACGGGAAGCCTTCCTGCAAGCTGTGTGACGGAACCGGGCAGCGTGTCGTCGGACACCAGGGGTCCGGTCCAGAGAAGACCGACATCAAGATCGTCTGCCATGCGTGCAAGGGCAGCGGAGTAGCTCGTGACTCGGTCGATGAGTTTTTCGACCGCGAGAGGGACTAAAACCACCCTTCAGTTCCGACCCACTTGACAAACGCTCGGCTCTTATGATCGGGTCAGGGCCGACCGAGCATGGAGCGAGTCAAGACTCTCGAGTTCCGAATCGTCGCCAAGAACGCTGAGCAGCGCCGCGTCTTCGGATGGTTCTCCGTCACGAAGGACCGCGAGGGCCGCCAGATCGTCGACCTGCAGAAGGACGTCATCTTCGACGACGACCTCGAGGAGGCAGCCTACGACTTTGTGAAACAGTTCCGCGCCGGCGGCGAGATGCACGAGGGCCGAGCCCCGAACGAGCTGATCGCCTCGCTCGTGTTCACCGACGAGATCAAGAAGGCGCTCGAGATTCCGCCTGGCACGATGCCCAACGGCTGGTTCGGCGGGTTCGAGGTTCCGGCGCCGACCTTCCAGAAAGTCAAGGAGGGGAACCGGCTGATGTTCTCGATCGAGGGCGAGGCGGACCGCGAGGAGGTCGAGGTTGAGGTGGCCTGATGGCGCGCGTAAGGGCGATGGCGCTCCGCAAGCTCAGGGTTCGGCGAGTGGACCTCGTGGACCGGGGTGCATCTTACGATCCTGCGACCGGAGTCGGAGCGTCTGTGCTGATCTACAAGAGGGATCAGCTTCGGAAGGACGTCGGGGCTCCGGACTCGGGCGACACCCACATCAACACGTGGGCCCCCACGCGGCGCTACAAGGGACCGAGCCGCAAGGCGCAGTGGTCGGGCTCCTACGTCAACGACCTTCCCGACTCAGCTTTCGCGTGGATACAGCCAGGTGGAAAGAAAGACTCCGAGAACAAGACCACGCCTCGCTCGCTGCGGCACCTGCCATACAAGGACGCGAACGGGAAGCTGGATCCGGCGCACGTGCGAAATGCTCTCGCCAGGCTCAACCAAACGAAGGGCATGTCGAGTTCGGTCAAGGACAAGGTCGGGGCCCGTCTGAGGCGCGCGGCTGCCTCGCTGGGTATAGGGTCGCAGAAGGCCGCGTGCGGAGAGGGTGAAATGGCGAAGAAGGTGACCAAGATGCGTGCGAAGAGGCCTCCCGTACCGAAGCCCAAGGGCAAGGCGAAAGCCGACGGATCCTTTGAGCCCGGCGTGAACGCAGCCGACGATGGGGACGATGTCAACGCGGACGACACCGATGCCGTCTCCATGGCTGACGCCGACGACACCGACGACGTCTCGATGGACGACGGAGACGTTGGCGCCGCCGATGATGGGGATGACGACGTCAACGCAGCAGATGACGATGGCGACGTTTCCAGCGCCGACGATGGAGACGACGTTTCGGCCGACGACGATGGCGACGTCAGCGCGGACGACGTGACCGACGATGACGGCGACGTTTCGGCCGACGACATCTCCGCTCGCCGCGCGCGCGGCAAGGGCAAGGCGAAGATGAGGACGAAGGCTGGAGGCGCCCGGGCGGTGACCGGACCGGCCGGAACGGGTTCCTTCAGCGGCTCTCCGAAGATGCGTGCCGCCGCGCTCGGGAAGGGCGTGTTCGAGGGTCTGCCCCGCGACGTCCAGAAGTACATCGTGGGCCTGGAGGCCACCGACGAGGCACCGGCGGTTCGCTCGGTCGCCGTGGCTCAGTCTCAGGCACAGTCGCGGATCCAGAGGCTGGAGCAGGCGGCGGACCGCGACCGAAGGACCATCGCGAAGCTGTTCGACGACAGGAAGGTCGATCGGTACGCCGGGATGGTCAAGAAGCACTTCGTCGGCTTGCCCGGCGTGAAGGCGGAGCCTTTCGCCAGGGTGCTCAAGGCGATCAGCGAGCGCTGCCCGGAGGAGTACAAGAAGTTGTGGCAGCTCATGAAGGCGTGGCGCGAGCAGATCGCGACCGGGGCGCTCTTCACCGAGGTCGGAAACACCGGGTCCGACGCGACAGGCTCGGTCGAGGACCAGGTCGAGGCCATGGCGCAGACGATCCTGGCAGACGCCGTGAAGAAGAAGGCCGACACCAAGATGACCATCCAGGACGCGACGGCCGAGGTCTTCCGCAAGCACCCCGATCTGTACAAGCGGTACACGCTCGGGGTGACGCGGAACACGCGGATGCAGTCCAGGTTCGAGGAGTCGTAGGGAGAGAGCGAAGGAACCCGGCCCGAGCCGCGGGTCGCCCCGCGCGCCGGCCCTTAGAAATCCCGGCGGGGTCGCCCCCGATCCGGGGAGGAGCAGAACGTGGGAGCTCAGAGCGGTCTGGTTTGGGACGAGTCGTTCCAGTCGAACGCGAGCATGTCCGGAAACCAGTTCTATCTCGTGAAGCTAAACACGAGCCAGACGGGATCTCAGCACCCGCAGGTGGTTCTGGTCGCGGCCGCTACGGACCCCGCGATCGGTGTGCTTCAGAACAAGCCGGCAGCTGCGAACCGCGGCGCCACGGTTCGGATGCTGGGTATCAGCAAGGCCGTCTCCGACGGGTCGGGCACGGCGATCAACCCCGGAGATTTCGTGGGGCCAAACGCGTCGGGGGTGTGCATCAAGAAGGCCACGCCCGACAACTACGTGATCGGGCGTGCCCTGATGCCCAGTACGGCGTCGGGCACGATCATCGACATCTTGCTGTTCGGTCCGGGGTGGTTCAGGACGGCGGCGTAAGGCCGTAAACAAGGGAGAGAGCGAGCGGGGTCACTGACGACCCCTTAGCCTCGAGGAGAAGACACAGTGCCGATGAACCCGTTGGCGCAGGACCTACACATAGATCAGTTCTTGACCAACGTCATCATCGGGGCCAGGAACGCGAGCTACATCGTCGACTCGATCTGCCCGATCGTGCCGGTCTTGAAGCAGTCGAACGTGGTCCCGCGGTTTAACCGCTCGTTCTTCTTCCGGGACGACGGTCAGTACCGCGCGCCTGGAACCAAGTCGCAGGGCGGAGGCTTCACGGTCGACAAGACGCTCACCTACTTCTGCGACAGGTGGTCTTTCCGGTTCGAGATCACGGACGAGCAGAGGGACAACACGGACGCCCCGTGGGACCTCGACCGAGATGGCGCCCTCTTCACAGCAGACAAGATCCAGCTGCGGCGCGAGCGCGCCTTCGCTGCGGCCAACTTCACGACGGGCATCTGGGGCTCGGACAAGGTCGGAGGCACCGACTTCAACCAGTGGAGCGCGTACGGCGCGTCGAACCCCCTCGTCGACATCGCGAACTACATGGACTCGATCGAAGGGTTGATCGGTGTCGAGGGCAACACCATCGTGCTGGGCAAGCAGGTGTGGCTCCAGGCAAAGTGGCACCCCGACATCATCGACACGATCAAGTACACCCAGCTCGGGAAGCCCACGGCCGACATCCTCGTGCAGCTCACGGACCTCACGAACGTTTACGTGGGCCGGGCGATCTACACGACCTCGACCGAGGACGTGGCGGAGGCCTCGGTCACGTACACGAGGGTCTGGGGCAAGAACGCGCTGCTGATGTACGTCCCGCCCAACCCCGGGATCATGCAGCCGGCGGCTTGCTACACCTTCACGTGGCAGCGCGTTCCGAACGCGATCTCCTACGTGAAGCGCATGAGGGACGAGGAGCGCGAGGTCGACATCATCGAGGGCAACACGTACTTTGCCCAGGTGGTGACGCTCGCGGCGGCAGGCATCTTCCTCTCGAGCGCGGTGGCCTAAAAAAGCCGGAAGGAGGCCGAAGTCAGTGCCGAAGATCACCAAGAAGGCTCTCGCGGCGATGCGGCGCGCGAACGCGCCGGCGAGAGAGAAGACGTCTCGAAAAGCCCACCAGGGGCTGACGGCGGACCAGATCACCGAGATCGGCCGGTCCATCGCGGAACCCATCGCCAAGACGCTTCAGGATGGCCTCGTCGAGGTGCGCGGATCAGGAGTCGTGACGCGCGTCCGCCCGGGCCACGACTACGTGGTCAGGAACCCGATGCTGCAGTTCTACGTCGACCCGAACAAGCGCCTCATCGTGGGTCAGATCATCAAGCTCGGGGCGAACGGGTCGAAGTCGACCAACGACGAGAAGCTGGTGCGCCTCGGCTACATCGAGGAGTGGAACAAGGCCATGGGGCCTGTCTTGACGTGCCGAGGTTGCGGCGAGCGGTTCAAGGACGAGCTTTCGCGCGGCCGGCACGGGAACCTGATCCACGAGCCCAAGCCTGACTACGCGCTGATCGGGATCCAGAAGGCGGCGGGCGCGCTGCGGAAGAAGGGCGGCCCCGAGATCAAGACGGGAGTCGGCGCCGGCGGCCTGAAGTATCTCTCCCGAGAGGAGAACCTGGAGTTGTTCGCTCTCGAGGAGCAGATGCACCGGCTGGAAGAGGTGCGGGCCAACAAGGAAGACCTCGAGGCCAAGACGCGTAACCCGCTCTACCTGGACAAAGCGCAGGCTCAGGCAGGGGCATAGGAGAGACCCGTGAACACCCTGACCGGCGGGACGGCGATCGTCGGAAACTACAAGGGCAAGTACGTCACCGGCGGGGGCCAGGCGTACGTTTCTCAGCGCGCCTATCAAGCCGGAGCGGTGTCTGTCCTCGGGCTTCCATTCAGCGTGGCCAGGACGGACACGGTCGCGAAGAACCTGTTCAAGATCCCGGCCTACGCGATCGTCGACAAGGTCTGGATCTTCGGGCCGGCATCGAACGCCGGCACGACGGCCACGCTCTCGGTCGGCATCACGGGCACGACCACGTACTTCATCAACGCCGTTGATGTTAAGGGAAACAACGGGCTCGTCATGCCCGGAGCTGCTGCTACCGTCGCCAACTGGGGCGTGAGCATCGGAACGGCCGCTCTCCAGGTCGTCGGCATCTACGCCGAAACCGGGGCCGCTTCTTCGAGCGGCGGTCCCTGGAACGTCGTGCTGGAGTTCCACCTCCCCTAAAGGGCGACAAGCCCGGGGAGGCGGGTCTCCCTTCTTTTAGGCGGGAGGTCGGACCTTGATCCTGGTTCCCACGAGGTCGGGCGCGTCGGCGGGGAACCTCGTCATCCCCGGTGGATACGCGGCCGGGTCGTCGATCGTCGGCCCGCTCAACCTAAAGCCCGACCAGTGGTACGGCGGCCAGTTCGCCCTGGTCGTCACCGGCGGCGGGACGCTCGTCACCGACACGCTGAACGTCTACGTCCAGAGCTCGTGGGACCTCGGAACGAGCTGGGACGACTTCGTTTCGTTCACCCAGGTCAAGGGCAACGACAGCTTCCCAGAGAAGTACGTTGCCTATTGGCTTGGGGCTGGCGTTCAGCCCACGACGCCGATCAAGCTGGCGCAGGATGCGGCCCTGGCGGCAGCGAGCGTTCAGCAGGGGGCGACCGGCCAGGCGTGGCGGGTCAAGTGGGTTCCGGGCGGATCGTTCACGGGGAATATAACCGTGTACTTCAACCCGCTCCCGAGGTTCCTGTGACCTGGACCTACAGCAACACGGGTCCGTTCGACGGCTCGACGGCCGGAATGCGGAACCAGATACGGTACCTGATCGGGGACATCGACTCGACCGTGGTGCAGGTCACGAGGCGCCTCGAGGACGAAGAGATCGCCTACAAGCTAGCGCTCTTCGGGAACCAGATCATATGGACCGCGTCGGAGTGCTGCGAGGACCTCGTCGCCCGGATGATGCACGCGGAGTATGGCAACGTCTCGGGCCAGCTCAAAACGAGGATCGACTGGCTCACCAACAGGGCGAAGCAGCTGCGGGCTCGTGCCTACCGAGCGATCGCGCCGCTGACGGATGCTCTGTCCGTAGCCTCGAAGACGGCCGCGGCGGAAGAGACCGACAGGGTCCAGCCGCCTTTCGCTCTCGGCCTGCTGGACAACCCTTTCGCCAAGATCGCGGTCCCCGAGGACCTCACGGACCAGCAACAGTGAGGCTAGACGTGTTCGTCGATCGGCTGGAGTCGTGGCTCTCCGGGGGAGGGCTCGACCAGGCGATCCTTGGTGGGATCCAGCGCGGCATGACGTTCGCGCGAGGCCTCGCAGCGACGGACATGCAGGGCCACGGAGGCAAGCCACGCAAGGGTGGGACCGGGGAAAGACTCTGGCACACGATCAGGGTCATCGAGCCGGAAAGGTCGGGCCGAGGATACCGGTCCGGCCTCAGGGCGGGCAGCCCCGGTGTCCGCTACGCCAGGATCCAGGAGTTCGGCGGCGTGATCCAGCACCCTGGGTCGAGCGGCAAGCTGCAGGTGTTCGAGACGCGGGCGGGAGACACCGTGTTCACCATGAAAACGAAGCCGCACTCGATCGCGATCCCGGGCCTCCACTACCTGTGGCGCGCGCTTCAGCAAGCGCTGCCAGTGGTGAGGCACGAAATCTCCCGCGAGGGAGTGGCGGTCAGCTTCCGCGAAGAGGTGTTGTGAGTGCCGGAGGGCGCTGCAGAAACGATCATCACGTCGCTGATAACCCAGCTCCGCGCCAAGTGGGTCGGAGACGGTGGGACGACCTACTGGTACACGCCGGCGGCATCTCCGAGCGGGATCATCCGCGTGCCGTCTTGGCAGGCGTGGGATCGAGACTGGTTCGACAAGGGCCGAGTTTCGTCAGGCCAGGCTCTGGCGATCATACGGATCCTCGGCGAGCAGGTCGTGGAGCACGTGGCGCAGAGCCTCGACAAGACGCTGGAGCTCATGATCCTGGTCGCGACGCCGTTCACGCCCAACACGCAGAACCCGTACGCGCAGAACGCTCCGATCGAGCAGACGATCCAGACAAGGCTAAAGCACGACCTCGAGAAGGCAGTCCTGGCCGACGTGACCCTCGGTGCGCAGGCGATCAACGCGAACACGGCCACCGTCGACTGGCTCTTCGAGCTCGGGCTGGACGACTGGGCGATCGTGGGGACCAGGATGAGGGTCCTTTACAACGTGTACTACCTCACTCCGTGACGTGATGAGCGATCCGGTTCTAGCAACAACCTCCGGTCTCGGCTCGCTTCTCGATCAGCGCGTCGCCTCGCTGGAGGACGAGGTCAGGCAGCTGAGGCTCGCAAATGCGAACGCGGAAAGAAAACTGGAGGCGATCGAGGCGTTCATCGTCGGGAGGTTCGGCGCGCTGGGAGAACCCAGCAAGGACGAGGTCGCGGAACGGATCGTCACCGACTTCGTCTCCAGGTCGCGCTCCCTGGACCGGGGCAGGAGGATGGCGAAGCCGTGAAGGTCGCGTGGGTCCACAAGCGCTTCGATGCGTCCGCCGGGATCGCCCGAGGCTACGTCTCGTCGGCCTACTACCTGTTCCACGCTCTCCGGGCCACGCTCGGACCCAACCTGGTTCTAGACGGAGGCCTCGGCGGCTCAGATCCGAGGACGATCCATCTGCAGTATTGCCCGCCGCACCTGTTCGTGCCGATTCAGGGACGGGTCAACGTTCTCTTCAGCATGTGGGAGGGCGACGCGCTCCCAGAGTACGTTCGGGCATCCCTGATGATGGCGGACGCTCTGATCGTTCCATCGACCTACTGCCAGCGGGTGTGGGCGAATCACGGGTTCCACGCCGAGGTGGTCCCGCTCGGGGTCCACGATGCGTATGTCGCTGCGGACCCTTCGCGTCCGATCATTGAGGGTCGAGGACGGCGGCTCCGGTTCCTGAGCGTCGGCTCCGCGATCACCCGCAAAGGCTGGGAGTTGCTCGGCGCCGCATGGGAGATCGCCTTCTCCAGGAACGAGCCGGTCCAATTGTGGGCGAAGACGATCGGCGAGGGCGAGGTGGAAGAGCACTACGGCGGTGGCATCGTCACCGACACCAGGGACCTCGAGCCGGCCGAGATGCTGGCCTTGTACCTGTCCTCAGACGTGTTCGTGAGCGCGTCCTTCGGGGAAGGGTTCGGTCTACCCTGCCTTGAGGCGATGTCTACAGGCTGCTTGGCCGTGGCCCCGGGAACCGGAGGGCAGGCCGACTTCGTGTCGGACGGGACGGCTGTCTTGGTCCAGCGATCGGCTGTCGGCGTCATCGAGTACGGAGAGAAGTTCAAGGCCGCGATGGCGACCCCGCAGGACCTCGCGCGGGGTCTCAGGACAGCATGGGAAGGCTGGGGAACCCCCGAGATGGAGGCCCGCCGCCGCCGAGGCGCCCTTTTGGCCAAGGAGTTCTGCTGGACGGCATCAGCCGTCGCCCTGGCTGCCGCGCTGGAGCGCGTGGCGGGAATTCGAGACCAAGGACCAGGGGAAAAGCCCGAAAACGCACCTGAGAGCATTTTGGTGCTTCCGTGACGGCGGAACTCAGGGCGATGGATAGGCTCGATCGGGAATTCTTGCTGGGCCTGCGGGAGCACGTCTACGGGCGCTCGTACAACGACGGCAAGGGGGTCGGGTACACGGCCCCCGGACACTGGGAGCACCCGCACAGGTGGAAGGCGAGCGCTCAGGGAGTCCGGGCTGCCTGGATGGAACTCTCCGAAGACGACTGGCCGGCGGAGCCATGGACGCTGGACCTCGGCTGCGGGCGCGGAACGTTGGTCAAGGAGGTCCGCGCCCTCGGGTGGCCATGCTTTGGCGTCGACCTCGCAGACGACCGGATGGACGGGCACTGCGTCCAGGCCAGCGCGCTCGAGTTGCCCTTCGCCGACGCATGGGACCTCGTACTCGCGTACGACATCATCGAGCACGTCCCGTCCGACATGCAGGAGCTGCTGTTCGCGGAGCTGCGGCGCTCGGTGAGGCACATGATGTTCGTGACGGTCCCGACCGGGGAGCCGCGTTTTGAGCTCGACTCGTCTGCCGGCCCGAGGAACCACTATTTCTCGATGACTCCTGTCGGCTGGGCCACCCACTTGACGAAGGGTGGGTTCCGGGTGATAGGGTCTGGCCGTGAGCTCAGCAAGCACGGTCCGCCGTGGTCCTATGGGGACGAGAACTATCCCTTCGTGGTGAGGCCGAGATGAAGCACGTCTGGCTGGAGGACAACGTTTCGCACGTGCAGATGATGCACGGGGTCGTGCTCAACCCGGGCGACAACGTCGTGGAGATCGACGAGGTCGCGGACGCCCTGCTCAGACACGGGCCTCCGTTCTACCCGGAGAAGCCGGGCAAGAAGGCGCCGCCGGCGCTGAGGGCTGTCCCACCGGCCGAGAAGGGAGGCTCTAGCTAGTGCCGACCTACGGCAAAGGGTTTCTAACCGTCGGCGCGTACAAGAACAGCGCCGCCGGGACGTGGGGCACACCGATCCAGTGCGGAGCCCTCAACGGGCTTGAGTTCATCAACGAGGCAATCGTCACCGACTCCCAGTTCGTGCAGGACGCCCAGGTGTCTGGGTTTGCCGCGCGCCTCTCGGGCGACAAGGGGAACGAGCTGCACAACGGTCCGGTCAACCTCGACATGAGGTACGAGGGTCTCCAGACGCTCTTCGCCAGCTGCTTCGGCACGGCCGGCACGCCGGCGCAGGTCGGCACCAACAACCTCTACAAGCACGTCCTGCAGATGAATTCCTCCCTTGAAGGCATCTTCGGGACGCTGATCTTCAACAAACAGGTCGCGATCTGGGAGTACACGACCGCGAAGCTGCAGGGCTTCAAGATTTCGTGCGCCCAGGGGCAGCGCGCAAAGGTCGAGTTCCGCTTCATCTGCCAGGGGCTGAACTTCAACACGGGCTCGGGCACGAACAACACGACGACAATCACGAGCGTGACTCTCCCGGCCAACCGTGACTTCGCGCTTTTCTCGCAGATGAAGGTTTTGGTGAACGACCAGGCCTCGGGTGCGCTGACGTCCGGGACCGACGACATCTACGTGTCCAGCTTCGAGCTCAACTACCAGCTGCCGATGCCGAACAACGACGTCACCACGCAGTTCGGCAACAAGGTCGACGAGCCGGTCCAGGACGGCTTCACGACTCCGGTCGGGGTCATCATGCTGTCCAAGTACCAGACCCTCGCGCCGCAGACGCTGCTGACGCAGATGCTCTCGAAGGCGCGCAAGAAGATGATGGTCCAGTGGACCGGGCCCGTCGTCGGGACCTCAAACTATCAGTTCACGCTCTATTTCCCGGACATCCAGTTCTCGAGGGGCGCTGCTGCCGTACCCGGAGCCGGGCGCATCCCGCTCCGCCTGGAGTACGAGGCGCACCGCGCGCTGACTCTTCCGACCGGGTTCCCGACCGGATACACGTCGCCCGTGACCATGGAAGACCAGAACCAGGTCAACTCGAACTCTCTGGCTTAAAGAGGGACGCGGGGCCCGCAAGAGCCCGCGCGCCTCCGGCGCTCTCGCTGCCCGCGCCGCGTCGTTCCTTCCCGAGCAGCGACCCCGCGGACGAGAGTCGGAGCCACGCCCGATCACGGCGGGAAGGGCTGGGCCCCGAAGAATGTTCCACGTGAAACAATCCGCCCCGCCAGAAGAGAGAGAGAGAAGGCTCATGGCGTTCATAGCGGAGCACAGTCCGGATCAGGACAAAGGAGAGTGGTACGTCATCGGCGTCGACAAGGACAACGACAAGCCTGTCGAGGTCCGAGTGCGACCCATCCCGCCTGGGGTCATCCGGCAGATCGAGACCACCTACGGCAATCCTGAGAAGGTGGCGTCAACGTACAAGACTGATTCCGGAGAGGGACAGATCCATGTCCGACAGCGGATCTACTCGGACGAGGACTTTACGGCCATGTCGGTGGACAAGGCGAAGTACGCCTGGACCGACACGCGGAACTTCATCATCCGGGCCAAGGACGACATGATGGCGAAGCGGTACTCCGGCCTCCTGGGCGGCGGCGTGGAGCTGAAGGTCGGGGAGGACATCGTCCTGGACGGACGCCTCTCCGACGGCATCAAGAACCACATCCTCGACGCGGCCTTCGTCGTGAGCCCGGGCGGAAACAAGGCCGACACCAAAACGATCCGGGGCTTCATCGTGGAGAAATCTCGGGAACTCGGATCGCTCGCGCGTCGGGAGGAGGCGGCTCTCGCAAAAAACTAGCGGGCTGGCTCCGGTTCAGGCTGGAGTTCACGACTCCGCCGGCGGCCAGCAGCGGGAAGCTGTACGAGACGGTCGACGAGAGGTGCCACGCGTGCATGATGATGGGCGGTCAGGAGGAGCCGTGCCTCCCTCCGGAGCAGCTAGCGGTGATCGAGAGCACCAAGGGCAGAGGTTGCCCGCGCGTGGACCTCGACGCCGGCAACGCGGGCATGGACTGCATCGCCTTTGCCCTCCTGGACAAGCAGATCAGGCCTCTTGCGCTGCCGCTTTTCGAGGCCGTGACCGACGGGCTCGGGCCGGAGAAGCGGAAGGCGATCATCCTGCGGCTGCAGGCTGTGCTGAGTGACCCTGAGGTGGTGGAGATGACGTATCCGGCGGCGGCGAACGAGGCCCAGGCGGAGCAGCTGCTGGGCCTGCCCGGGAGCGACTGATGGCGGACGAAAACGTCGACGTCAACTTCGACGTGAACGTGAGCGGCCAGGATCAGCTCGACGCTCTCAAGCTGTCGAGCCAGCAGCTGCGAGACCTCGCTTCGGGGAGCGAGCGCGCGGCCATGCTGGACGGGATCAAGCGAGGAGCCCAGGAAGCCAAGCCAGAGGTCGAGGGTCTCCACGAGAGCATCAAGAAGATGAAGGAGACGATGGAGGGCGTCGGAGCGATCGCGGAGGTGTGGCTCGCGAAAGAGATCATCAGCAGCGTGAAGGAATTCGGCGAGGCCATCCTGGGCGTCGTGGAGGGGTCCGCCGAGCTTGGGCGGCAGCTCACGAACATGCAGATCGCTCTGGGCGGAAGCGTGCAGCTGATGCAGCAGATGATGGTGGCCGCGACCGAAGCCAGCGTGCCTATCGAGCGCCTGGTACAGGGCGCCACGATGCTGGAGCGCGGGATTGTGACCGGCCAGGGCACGACTACCCAAGGGCTAGCGCGCATAGGGCTCGACGCGGACCAGCTCAAGCAGCAGGACCCCACAGAGATTCTCAACACCGTCTTCAAGCAGCTGGGCGGGATCGAGGACCAGCTAACGCGGACGGCGGCCGCCTCGGAGATCTTCGGGGCGAGAGCATCGCGGATGTTCCTCCCCATGATCGAGCAGATGAAGGAGGCTCAAGGCCGAGCCGAGGAGCTGGGCGCCGTCATGGAGAAGGACCAGATCGAGGCGCTCAAGAACGTGGACGACCAGCTGAAGGACGTTGGCATCGCCTGGGATGCCTTCAAGAACCAGATGATCGCGGCAGCCGCGCCGGTCCTGATCGACGGGCTGAACTCGATCGCGGTCATCATCGGGACCATTGCGAGGGCGGCCAGGGAAGCTCAGCCTGAACTCAAGCAGATGTTCAGCTTCATCACCAACGTCTCGGAGATCGGTCCGTTCCTTGACCTGGCCAGAGACTTTGCCAACAGGCAGACGCACGCGGCTGGGTACTTCCGTCCGCATCCGGGCACCGGCACGACCGTCGACGTGGGCGCTCTGCCCGACCAGAGAGACCTGGAGTTCAGCAAGATGATGAGCGCGGCGGAGGACTCGCTTGCCGTGGCGCGCGCTTCGGCGATCCCTGGGATCGAGGGGTATGCCGCGAAGATCGAGGCAGAGACGCAGGCCAAGATCCGCAACGTGGAGGCGACCCTCGCGAAGACTAAGGGCGACGGGGACGCTGCGGCTATGGCGGCTCAGGTTGCAGGAATAGAGGAGGCTAGGGCGGCAGTCTTGGTTGCCAACAAACAGAGGGCAGACGAGGAGAGGGAAGCGAAGAAGCAGGACGCGGACAACACCAAGGCTCTCAACGAGGCCTACAAGCTGATGGCCGAGTCGGAGAAGAAGCTCGCCGAGAGCGCCGACGTGACGAACGACAGCCTAGAGCGCCACATCGCGAAGATCGAGGCCGACCGCATCGCCACCAACAACCGAACGCAGGAGATGTACCTCAACTCGAAGGCCACCGGAGAAGCCGACCAGACCCTACAGCAGCTCACCGACAGGATCATCCTGAACACGAACCAGACGGCGGCGAACCAGGAAGCCCAGCTCCGCGCCAACCAGGCAAAGAGGGACTCCGCCGAGGCCGCGCGGATGGCCGCAGCCGACGCCGCCAACTTGGACTCGATAGAGAAGCTGCTCGCCGAGGACCTCCTGAAGCAGGGCAGCGCGTGGGACGAGAACACGGCGAAGGCTCGCGAGCACATCTCTGCTCTCGCCGACCGAGAAGGCCAACGCCTCGCGACGGGGAAGATATCGCAGGGTGCCTACGACGAGTACATGGACACTCTCGCCAAGGTGGCCGAGGCAGAGATGCGCGTCGCCGAAAACAAGGACCTGCTGAAGCACTTCCAGGAGATCGCGGCGCTGCTGTCGCAGGTGGCGACAGCCTTCCAGGCTTTCGGCGGCTCGATGAGTTCGGTCTTCGGCCAGGCGCTCACCGGGTTGTCGGCCGGTCTCGCAGGCATCGAGGGCTTGGCGAAGTCGAAGGACGTTCTGTCCACGGCCGGATCTCTTCTCGGGACCGCCGCCGGGGTGTACAAGTCTGGATCGGCCCTAGGCGGAGCAGAGACGGGCGCTCTCATGGGGTTCGACATCGGAGGCCCGATGGGCGGAGCGATCGGCGCGGCCGCGGGAGGACTCCTCGGCCTCCTCGGGGGGATCTTCAACACGCCCGAGTACAAGAAGGTCATGGAGGACGTCGGATCGTCTTGGGGCGTCTCGATCAGCGAGGGGCTGGCCAAGAAGATCCAGGACACCGAGACCAAGGATAAGGTCTCGCGTCATCTCGCCGGGCTGCTCAACCTCGACGCCATCATGAAGGAGTCCGGCGCCCCGTCCGCGGGGTTCGCGGACAAGGTCAGCGAGCTGATCGACGCCGTGTCGAAGGGGGCCGTCCCTGCGGCCGCGGGCATCTCCGAGATCGGCAAGGCGTTCAAGAGCGTATCGGACGAGGCGATCGCGGCCCAGGGCTTCGCAGACGCTGCCACCGTGAAGCTGATCCAAGACGCGAAGGACGCCGGGCTCGCGATCCCAGAGATGACCAAGTTCGTCGCGGCTGGGGTCGCCGAGGCAGCAAAGGGTCTCGACGCCGTCGTGGCCAACTTCAAGCCCACGACCGAACAGGACGCGCGGGACCTTGCGACTCTGTTCAGCTCGGTCTTCTACTCCGAGGTGGCACAGAGCGGGATCCTCGGCGCGGCACAGGCAATGCAGAAGACCTACGACGCGATGCGGAAGGGTCTCAAGGACGCCGGGCTCGACGATCTCGCCCAGGTCCTCTTCGCACCATTCGCGGCGTACTTCGACTTCGTGCAGACCGACGTCGGCAAGAAGAGCGCGGCCATCATGGACGGCGTTACGCAGATGCTGAAGGGCATGACCAACGCGGGGATCATGACGGCGGACACCTTCAAGGCCAGCGAAGACATACTCTCCAAGACCTTCCAGGACATGGTGACGGGCGGCCTCTCGTCGCACGACGCGCTGCTAGCGATAGCTCCGACCCTCGGTCTCATCCTGCAGCTGAGCAAGGAGTTCGGGTTCAGCATCGACGAGAACACGCAGAAACTCATGGACCAAGCCGCTGCGCAGGGGATCGCGTTCCCGACCGACCCGATGGAGAAAGTCATCGACCTATTGCAGCAGATCGCGAACCTCCTGCAAGGTCTTCCTGCGAAGAAGTCGATCGACATCGACGTGAACGAGCACCACACAGGCGGCGGAGGTCCGACGGGCGGTGGCGAGGGCGGAGGAGGAGGCAACGAGACGCCTGCGTTCCAGCACGGCGGCTTCGTGCCGGCGACGCCTGGAGGGAAGCTGGTCCGAGTCTCGGAGGGAGGAGAAGGCGAATACGTGGTCCCTGCCTCGCAGGCGCGGTCCCTCGGGGAGACCAGCATCAATGTGACCTACAACCCGACGATCAACGTCTACGGCGCCGGTAACGAGTCTGACATCCGCGCCGTGATCTACGAAGCGATCCGGCAGAACCAGGACGGCATCTCCTCGATGATCCAGCGCGTCCAGCAGGGCAGGGCGTAGAGGGTTCGCGATGGGCCTTCTCTCTTCGCAGCTTCTGACCGAGCTATCCAAGCCGAACCCGGCTGCCAGCGTGGCCATGGAGATCGACCTTCCGGGCGGCACTCAGCGCTACGCTGGGCGCCACGTCAACGT